CGCTTCAGACGAGCATCCTCTTTCTTTTGCAGAGCTGCAAGAGATGCAACACCATCAGCAATTAACGGCTCAATCACCTTGCGAAGTGTGGCGGTGATGTTCTTGTCCTGATCGCGGAGCATCACATGCGTAATGGCTGTGAACTCCTCAGGGGTGAGCCTGACGGCTACCGCGTGTGGTTTGTTTATCATTCGTTTCTCCTGAATGTTTATTGTTTACTTGCCTGACGATACACGCCAGTTTGATGCACCCTTACCATCAGCCCACAAGATGCGAGCCACCTTCAGGTTGCAGGATGGGTCTGTCAGGCTTTTGATGACCTGACGATACGGGCGTTTACACGTCTTAGCAGTGAGCGTACGCCACGTCGAATTGATTTGAAGTAGCCCGATGTCAACAGACCCGTCACCGTTAGGACGGCTGATTGCTGAACTATTGCCTCGGGATTCCCTCCAGCAGATGTGGTCGAATGCCCGGATGGGCAGTCCGTGTTTACGGAACATGGAGTGCCACTGTGAACACTTCCACTCGGGTGCAGCTGATGCTTGCACGGACGGGATAAATAAGGTGAGTACTGCGAAGCAGAGCAATGCACGTTTCAATCTTCTCTTCTTTGATAGTCCAATAATTCAGTCTCTGTAATCCATAGATCTTCGTCTTCGAAGTTCCAGTCGTACGGAGGGTCTTGCCAGTGGGTTTCAATGTCAAGGGCTTGGTACATGCCGTAGATGAGGCAGGCCATAAATAACCCTAGAGGCAGGGTGACTAGGAATACCATCATTGGAGTGCTTCTTTCCCTGCTGGGGTGATGGCACAGACCTGCATGGCTGAACCAGCCGATGAGAGGCGTGTTTCGCCTGTGGGGACGATAAGACCCTTTGCTCGGAGCTCTGAGCACCGTTTCCAGTAGCAGCACTTAGGACGGCTGAGAAGCCCTGAGAAGAGCCCTGCTTCTTCGTCGGTAAGTCCGTCACGGAATGCGTATTCGGCGAGCAGGAGAGCCTGCTGGGAGCCTCTACGGGGCTTTACATCGCCAGCGCCTAGCACTGAGGTGATTGGGTCTGCACTGCGGAACAGTGGCAAGTCATCAAACATGATGTCTCCTTTGTTTGGGGGCGCTTGGTCGCCCGTGTAAACATTCTTCCTGATGTGTAAACACAAGTCAAGCATTACGAAAGCGGAGGGCTGGAGTGGGGGAGAAACAACACACCCAACCCTCCTAGCCCCTAGGAGAGACCAAGCCCCTAGGGAGTCTTTACAGGCTTAGGCAAGGCTCTCCATGCAATTTCCAGAGCCTCTGCCGATTCCCAATCGTTGGACACCTCCACATGGAGCCATGCCCCACCGGGTGTGCCTGCGTTGTCGGTCTTTGTAAACACCTTGACACCTTTTTCGCCTTCGCCACGGGAACAGCGGTAGCCACGGCCCCAGGCTGTTTTGTCTTTTGGATCCTGTTTAGGGTTCAAAAATGAGTAATCATGTGCTTCGCAAATACGCAGCTCTTCGCTGTGCTCAATAAGCCAGTCCCATGCTTCACGCGCTACAGCACGGCCTGCACGGGTGGCTGGGTAGCCCATGTCAACAGCGAAGCCTGTCGCATGGACGGAGAGGTTCTTTGAGCCACGCATGGGGCGATTGGCGTACATGCCTAGGTTGGTGAAAGCCCAACGGCGTTTACAGAGGTCGTAGAACTTCTTGGTGACAGGGTCTGTGGCTTCACCGTTCCACGCAGGAAAAAACGGGTACTTTCTCATGGCACTGGCGGTGTGGTCGGTGGGTCTTTGGGCTTGTCCTTGAGGCCGTTGCCAGCGAGTAAACCGATGAGACCACCGGCAAGGGTCATCAGCATCGGGGACAACACAGCCCACGCTTCGGCATCATTGGGTGCCTGCTCGAGAGGTTGAGTGACAAACAGTAGGCCGTAGATCAGCGAGACGATTGCAGCGACGAATGAGAACGAAAGTGCGACTCCTACGATGAGGATGAGTCGGGCTTTGATTTCTTCGTTGGAGAGTCTTTTTTCGGGGTTCATGGGCAGCGCCTTTCGAATGTGCCGTTGGCTTTTGTGGTTTCGCAGTTTTCGCGGACTCGGTCAGCGCAACTACTCAGGGCTAGGCAAAGGCTGAGCGTTAGCAATAGTCGCTTCATACTGTGCGTACTCCTCGTCTGTCATTTCGCGGATTTCGTCATCGATTTGAATTAATGGGTTGCTCATAATTTCCTAGTTTTTGTAGCCGTAAACACGAATAGTTCCGCCTGTCATCGTGCCGCTGAAAGGTTCAAATGTGAACGCAGTGTGTTGGTCGTTGGCATAATGGGCACCCGTATACGTTCCGAAAATTGTGCTGTAATTTATTAGTCCACTTGTTAGGTATGTGCGATTTGCTTTGTTTGGGCCTGCCAAATACAAATAACTTGTTGCGCCACCTGAGTTTCCGCCACCTGCGTAAGTAAAGAATGCTGTGTTGTTGTCACCAACATTTGTAACTGTTGTTCCTAAATAACTCGGCGTGTGAATAAAAGCGCCATAAACACCACTACTAGTGCTACCAAGTTTGAATTTAAGCGCTGTGTCTGCGGACATTGTTCCACCCTGCCATGTCACAAGGTAGTTGTCGTAATCGCTAGAAAAGGCAGCCGTTACGGTCACGCTGGAAACGCCTGTGCCGACCGTCTGTGTCTTGACAAGCCACAAGCCGACAGCGTTCATGTCCGCAGCCGTCAAAACCTCGCCCGAAGCGAATGATGGAAAACTCATACTTTTACCTTACTTTCCTAATAACCAAGACGGTTTGAATTCAACACACCAAATTCGGCGCTGTTAAGAATGAACTGCGGATAAAACGACGGCGACGACAAACTGCACGACACCAACACATCATCCACTTGACCCGTAATTGTGTAACCCTCAACAATCGCCAAATACGTCGACCCACGAAACTTCACACGAACCTGCGAAATCGGATCACAAATAGCCATCGCATTATTTTTCTTTGTTGTCGTATTTTGTGCAGAAATTTTCAAACTAATACGAGACGGCTGCCCGGACTGTTGGCTGTAAACACCCACAAGAAAAGACGCAAGGTTTGAAGCGTCATTAGTGTTACGGCTATACGACGGCACAGATATTGAATAGTTGCCACTACCAGATGTTTGCTGCGCTAACCCCTCAGGGTTAACAATCACCTTGCTGGCATAGTTGTCAGCCAAACCAGCAAAGTCCAAAGCCGTGTAAACAACAGGGTTAGTGCCTGTGTTGTCATCAGAAGCGTCATACGTTGTGAGCTGTGTTTGCCAGCCACGCCCATACAAGGTAATAAAATCAGGCCCTGCTGGGCTTTGAGTTGTAAAACGAGCCTGCTCAGTAATTGCCAGCTGCGAAAGCACGTCAAGCCCGTTTTGGTTTGTAACGGTCTGAGCCGAAACAAGAGACTTAGTAGCAATAGCAACGGTTAAGCCAATGCCGTACTGGTTGGTGACATTAAAAATCGCTGTAGAAACAGGGTCACCGTCAGCCCACGAAGTTGACACGTCGCCACGACCAAGCAACGCAAACGTGTCTTCAATGTCAAGTTCCCATTCGTCGTATGCACTTGTTACGCCGTAAATAATGCGAAAGTCAGCGACACGCCACGCAAACGCATACCCAAGTTCTCCAGTGCCAGCAGGACGAATGACAAGGATTACGTCTTGCCCCACTGTAATTGTTGGCAACAGATCAGGTCGTCGACCGCTAATAACGCCAGTGCCAGCGCGCAACGGGTCACTAATCTTTGTGCGACCCTTTGTAAACGTAAATCCTTGGACGTTGCTAACGCTGTTGCCGTTTACGGTTAATTCGTAAGCAGGAACAGCCATTAGGCAACCTTTACTGGCAAAGGCCCATTTTGGCGATACCAGCGTGTCAAAGCGTCAACCACGGCTTGAGGATCTCCACCCTGCACATTGATGGTGACACCGCCTCCGCCTCCCATGCCGAACTCGCCCATGCGGTTGAGAGGGATAACGGCTTCAGGGCCATTGCCCTCACCGATGAGTGCGAGAGTTGGAGAAGTGACGATGCCACCCTGCGCCAGCATCGGAATGTTGGGCACATCAAAGCCCTTACCGCCAAGACCCGGCACGAAAGACGGGAACCTGAAAGACAACTTGCCAATCGAGTTATTCCACAGCGTTGCAATGCCGTTGAAGATGGTCTTGTAAATACCAAGAATGGTTGTGAAATACGTCTTAAGAATGTTGAACCCAAACTTGATGCCCTCAAAGACTGCGTCAACAATGTTGCGGAAGGTTTCAAACTTGTTGTAAGCAACGACAAGCGCAGCGCCTAAAGCAACAATTCCGATCACAATCAAACTGACAGGGTTCAAAGACATCGCAAGGTTTACAGCCATAATTGAAGCAGCAAGTACGCCAAAAGCAGCACCGACAGCGATGATGATGCCCGGGTGCTTGGCAGCCCAATCACCAAACTTTGTCAGGTACGGCAAGACGGCCTCAATCGCTGGGAGCAGTGCAGCGCCGATGGACTCCTTAGTTTCATCAAGAGCAATGCCAAAACGCTTAAATTGTCCTTGAGCCGTATTTGCAGCCTCAGTTGCAGCACCGCCAGTGGTGTCTGCAATGAGGGACATGACGGTCTCAAAGTCTGCGCCGTCTTTAATCATCTGGCGGTACTCAGGAGCCAACTTTGCTAGCGCCCCTAAGTTG